ATGCCCCGATGTTTCATCACGGATAACGAGAGCCTCCTTTTCGATGCTGTATATGTTGGTAAGAGTCGTAATCCAGTGTTGGAAGGCTATACGGAACTCCTGAACATTATGTCTGCGCTCATCTCCACGACTGCGGATAAAGTGAGTTGCATCGAAATATGTAGAGCCGCTATTCGGTGATTCTCCGAAGAGCAATTCGGGAAATTCCCTATATCGAATTGTTCGACAAGGGACCTTTTCTATTTTCATTTTATTTCTTCATTTGTTATTTGAATTTGTTTCTTGTTCATATAATTTTTTGCAATTGCGAGGGTAAAGTTAATAATAATCAACCATTTTCCGATGCTTTTTAAGTGGCTTTTTCATTGATTATTAAGGTGTTACGAGTGTTGTCATGTGTCAGCAATTGACCTCTGCTATTGATTGTATATTAAGCGGATAAACAAAAACTCCCTGTCCACAATTTTTTGCCAAAAACTTTCTCAAAAAATTTTCTCTACTCTTTCAAAAAAGAGTGAAAATGACAACTTCGGACAACACTTTTAACGGAGAATTGCTATCGAGCATCTTCCGAACATCGAAGAAAACCATACAGGAATATGTGCGAGAAATTGAGCGCAACAACCGCTATCGTTCGGTGCGTGGAGATATCGAATCGGGCTACATTCTCGATGACCGCTCCAAACTTATCGACCTCTATGATGCCTGCCTCCAGCAGGATGCTCATATCCGCTCCGTAATCGAGACTTTGGAGAGCCAGATTCTCGGTGATAGGTATATGCTCGCTCGAATAAACGAGAAGGGAAAGTATATTAAGGATGTGCAGAACACCCAGAAGATTCAGGGCTCGCAGTTCGACAAGATAATCAAGGGTATTGTAGAGTCGAAACTATATGGCTACACACTGTTGGAGATTATGCCCACTATCGACCCAAAGACCGGGAAACTTGCAGAGGTAAACAGCATCGAGCGTCGTAATGTGCTCCCCGACCAAAAGGCGGTGCTCAAGCGTCAAGGTATCTGGGAGCCGCATTGGGATTTGCGTAATCCTGCCTACCAGCGCAACTATGTGCTTATATCATCAGGCGACCTCGGACTCTTCTCAGCAACAACGCCTCTTATTCTTGCCAAGAAGTTTACAGTAGCCAATTATGTTAACTTCTCTCACACATACGGCCAGCCCATTATTCACGGCAAGACCGTATCGGAGAGCAATGCCGACCGCAAGCGATTGGCTAACGAGATTGCCAATGCTGCCCAAAACAAGGTTGTGGTAACGGGCATCGAAGACGAGGTCGATATCAAGACCTTCACGATGTCGAACTCGGAGAAGATATACACGGGACTTATAGAGTTTGTCAATAGTGAGGTTGCAAACCTTGTGCTGGGTTCGGAGTCTATGGCTGGTGGTATGCAGTCCTATGTGGGATCTACAAAGGCTCATCAGGATATCTTCCGTGAGCGTATCGAGGTCTACCGCCGATATATTGAGAACATAATGAACGAGGAGATTGTACCTCGCCTTGTCGCTATGGGTTATATCCCTGCGGGTTTGGAGTTCAAATACTCGAACCGCATCGATATGAACAACGAGGATCGTATCAAACTCTACTCGCTCATCACGGATAAGTACGAAGTCTCTGCTGATGAGATAGAGAAGGAGTTCGGTATCAATGTGGGTAAGCAACTCAATGTGATGTCAGGTGTTGGTGGCTCGGGAGGTGTTACGCCAGGTGTGAGCCACAATGACCGAGGTGTGATGTCCGATGAGGAGTATTACCGCCGCTATGGTAGACAGCGAGGCTCACAAGTAGCAAATTTTCTTCTGGGAGCGAAGTCGTAGCCCAACTTCCGCTCCCTGATGTTGAAGCAAAAGGGCAAGAGAGTGAAACGCAACGGGAGTATGAGGTTATCCGAGATGCTTTCCGTAGGCTTATTCACAACTGGGAGAACAGTGCAGAGTGTGAGGACATCATCGAGGATATCATAACTCATCGATGCTCATTCCTGATTGACCGAGCATTGAGAGGTTTGGCGTTGGACTTTGATGAGGCATTAAGCATACTGCGTAATCACAACAACTTTACAACAGAGCATGAACGACAGCAGCACGAAATACTCGTGGCTGCTATCGATAACCTCATTGACTTTGCAGCAGCCGAGGAGATGACGATGATAAGCGAACTACCCGAAGAGATTGATGAGGAGTGCTTGCTCGACTACGAAACAATCTGCGAACAGTATAATCTCACTTATGCCGAGGCGGAGAATGAGCAAGTCCTCTTTGCTGCAAAGATGGCTGCGTGGTGGATGGCTGTAAATGCCGAGTCGGTTATTACATATATGACGCAGGGGGACGAGCGCGTGCGCCCGTGGCACCTTTCACTTGAAGGTGTGTCGTACCGGAAGTCGGAGTTCCCGGCAGAGTTGATACCGCCCATCGAATGGGGATGCAGGTGCTATCTTATTGCCAATGGCTTCGCTGGAGTAAGAGCATCATTGAGCATAGACAAGTGTCGCTCGATGGTTGATCCTGTATTCCGCGAGAGCCTTGCAACGGGTGGCAGAATCTTTACTGATGCTCATCGCTACTTTGATACGCCACTGCCTGAGTTTGCACAGAAGATTGTCAAACGCCTAAAATCGAAGTTCTATGAGCAAGATAACGATTGACCAGTTCTGTGCCCAGTGGCGAAACGGGAACTATCGAATGTTGGGTAGCAAACTCTTCTACAATGCCCAGGACTTTGTAACGGCGGCGGGTGAATATGCCAAACAGCAGTTTCAATCCTCTTTTGAGCGTGGTGGTTTTAACGGTAGTAAATGGCCCGCCCGCACATCGAAGTGGGGAAAGAAATTCACCCATCCGACAATGATTGACACCGGCACACTGTCAAGAAGCATCAAGGGAGAGCGAGGTCGCTCATTAGAGTTCGGTAAACTTCACGGCAAGGGAGGCTTTCGTCGCACCACTCACTACGATATTTGGACTACGGAGGTAAGCTCCTACATCCGTGGCAAGCGAGGTAAGAAGCGAGGCAAATATAAGAACTACGCCGCAGTGCATAACACTGACCCGAAGTTCGGACTATACACCGTGAACCAATACTCATCACATCGCCCTGTACATCGTCAGTTTATAGGTTTCTCGCCCAACATTGAAGACCATATCAATAGTCTTGTAGATATGATTTTTGAAGGATTCCCGAAATGATAAAAGATAAGCATAACAAACCGCAGTCAGAGGAGCAAACACCTTCCGTAGAGAGTGTTCCCGAGAAGGTGTCCGAAAACCCTTTTGTGAATATGTACGATGCTGTGCGTCGTGCCATTCTCACTGTGCGTGAAGATCCCAATGACCCCACATCACCACCGCTGTTTAAGACTATTGCTATTGACAATGGTCAGTTTACACGCCTTATTCGTAGCGAGAACTTGGAGTATGAGATTGCCTTCCCTGCGGTCTTCATACACTTTGTCAATGTACGCTACCTCGTGGCACAGCAGCGTATTGGTGAGGGACGGGCGACAATGCGTGTGCGTTTCATTCTCAATACGCTTAACAACTCGGACCCGGAGCGCGAGTGCGACCCGTTCATTGTCTTCCAGCGCCTTAATGTAGCAATTCAAGATGCCAAGAACCGAGAACCGGCACTAAACGAGCGATGCAACCTCACTTACTTCGATATGCCTCTTACCACCAATATGCTTCAGGCGTATTGGATAGACTATGAGGTATGGTTCCGTGAGTATTCGGCTTGGAAGTATCGCGACTGGGTAAAACGCTATCTTGTTATGCCGCCATTTACGCAGCATAGCGATGCTCCGCAGCACGACACCGATAACCACGGCCAGCACAGCACACCGACCTACGACGAGGCAACAGGGTTTGAACCGTCAGTGGAGGTGGAAGATGAGCCAAATGATGAATTTGTGAAAGAATAATTAATTATACTCTTTGTTAGTACCATTTGTTGTCGTAGTTCGTAGAAAAGTATATTGTCTTAATATGCTGTAATTCAGATATTAGAAACTTTATGTGCAAAATAAAACTCTGCCAAATCTCATTCTTTTAAGGACATTTGGCAGAGTTTGTTAGTTTGGAATGTTTGGAATTCAGTGTTTATGAGAACAAATTTTCAAGGGTTATAACCTGTTGGAAGGCACCGCTATATTCATTATACGCAAGTCCGTAGGTTGTTATGAGTGTGCTGTGAACAGCATACTTCTTGGGAAGCTCTTCGTGAATTTTGTTGACTCTGGAAGCTATTTTTTTGTAATACTCTCCACTTACGGCAAAATCCTCGTTGTAGAACTTCATCTCACACATATTCACAACATTGTCATTTCGGTTGATAAGTAAATCAATCTGCATTCCAGGCTCATCTTCATTGCCTGGAACAATCCAATTTGACTGCGATGTTATGACTCCCGAAATACCCAATGCACTCTTGATTTGAGACATATGTCTAATGCAAAGATCTTCGAAAGCAATGCCACGCCAACTAACCACACTTTGCGACTGCTGGTTATTTGTCCAGAAATTGGTGTCTATGACATTCTTGCTCGACACATATCTAAGATAAAATAGGCAG